CGTAAAAATAACACACAACTAACTTAAAAAATAAAGCCACTGTTCTATACCATACTGGAACAACCATTAGGTAAACTAGCACAGCTGCTATCAAATTATACAGGCTATTGAATATTGTAGTTAGCGGATGTCCGCTAGGTATTGATTTAACAAGCATGTACAATATATCTCCAGTTATATGTAATGATCTCATCAAGTCACAAAACAATACTAATCTCACCATTCTCTCTTCCTTGGTTGCTTTTTTATAGAAAGGTTCTATGAAATGAGACAATATTATTCGTCCAATGTCAGCTCGCAAACGCTTATCATAATTTTCAAAATCACCTGCCAATACTCCTCCAGAGGATGCCAAACTTTTAGCTAAATAATTAACAGTTGCACTATACATATTGATTCCTACCAACGATGTATTTGCTATCATGTTTTTTATAAACCAAAGAATAAATCCTCCAAAATACATTCGAACCAGCAGGTTATAATCCAATTGTCCGTTAGAAAATACTCGCGTTTTTGGTTTTGTACTATACATCGGATCTGTTTTCCTCTTCTTCTTTTCAGGTTTCAAGGTGTCTTGATATATTGTTTGCTTTCGAATTCCTTGTTTTGCTTTTTCCAATCGTTCATTCACTTTCTTTCGCAAGTCTTCATGTATAAAAGGCGGATTAGTCTTACTTCCAATTTCACCTCTTATATAGTAGGACTTACCTTTACAACCTTTACTATCCCACGTTCTGCCTCCCGATGTTGTTCTATCGATAGGTTTGAAAGCTGGATCATCAGGCAGACCAAACACGGCTTCCTCCAACGTAAAGACTCTATCGTACTGCTCGCACTTGTGTTCACTTCTCTGATATATATGATCAAAAACCGACGACACTACACTCTTCACATAGCCATCATCAAGTTCACCATTCTGTCCTCTAAAGCCTTCAAGACCTCGCATCATAGGATCAATCACTTGACCCTCGTCAATATATGGTTCCAACATTGTTGGTTCCATAGTAGAGGGAAAGGCCTCACCATGTATCAGACTTTTCTTCAACTTCGTGTCCTTCTGCAGATACACTGGGTTTGATACTCTTCCAAAGACAAACATCCCGTCACCGAGCTCCCGCGCTTCAGAAGTAACAAACTCTTCATCCATTTCCAAACCCATCTCTTGCATTTGCAAATCATTCACATTGGTCACATCTTTGCCTGAATCCAACCTGTTAATAGCATCTTCCAATAGTTCTTTGTAAATTGAAACCGCCATACATCCGTTAATACCATCTGATAATGCAGCAACGTGTATTCCAATCAATCTACCTTGAACTCTAGGATTTTGTAGGATCAATGGCGAACCACAACTACCTTTATGGGTTATTGCAGAGTACATTATGGAATCAACCATTCTATACGTTGCTCTACCCTCAGTGTATATTGGTTTC